TATCTTGCAGAGGCAAATCCAAACTATGTAATGTATATGCATTACTTTATTTGGAAAGGTGTGAAATCTAACTCAAGGTTAGAAGCATATATAGAAAAATACAAGCAATTAAAGGATTTTAATGGAGAAAATCACATTACTAATACTATGCAGTGAGTAATTTTTATGAAGTATATAGATTAGGACAAGAAGGTGGAAATATTGGCATACCTCTTGGAGATGGTCTAGAAAATTTAACAAGAGCCATAAATGGTGTACAGAAAGGTAGAATATACACTATTGCGAGCATGCCTAAAGTGGGTAAAACAACTCTTACTAATTATTCATTTGTTATATCTGTTTACCTTCATGCTATAAAGAATAATCTACCAGTTCATTGGTATTATTTCTCATTTGAAATGTCAAGAGAAATATTAGAATTTTTCTTTGTAACAGCATTTATATATCTAGAATATAAAAAAGATAAAATAAAGCTTCCAGAAGGTGTTACACACAGAGGAAGAAATTTTATTGAGATTACACCTGAATTGCTAATGGGAAAAGTTCTAGATGACAATATGGAAATTATTAAAGTTCCAGATTTTTTACGAGAAGCAGCATTTAATGTTTATGAGAAACACGTAGTAAAGCTGTTTGGAAGATTTGATAAAAATGGTAAACAGATAGAAAAAGGAATGATTACTCTTATAACTAAACCAGAGAATCCAACAGGTATTTATAAGTATTTAATATCTGAAATGGAAAAGAAAGGTACAGTTATAACAGAGAAAGTAGGGCCATTTACAAGAATAGCTGGGTATAAGCCTAATAATGAAAACTTAATAAATATAGTAGTAGTCGACCATATAAGGAAGCTTCATATTGAAAGAGATATGTCAAAGAAACAATTAATAGATAAATTTCTGGAATATGAAGTTATATTAAGAGATGTATTTAAATTAACATTTGTTAATGTAATCCATCTTAACAGAACTATGACTAGCATTGATAGATATAAATTATTAGGTGATAGATTGTTTCCTGGTGCCGAAAATATAATGGATTCTTCAAATTTGGAGCAAGATAGCGATTATGTTTTAACTCTATTTAATCCTAATGATGATAAATTTAATTTATCTAATCATTTTGGATTACAGATAAGAGACAAGAAAATGAATCCTATCTATCCAAATTTAAGAACTATCCATTTAGTAGCTAGTAGGCACACTGTATTTCCACAACACTTCAGAACATGCATGTTAGGACATGTAAAAGTATTTGAAAAATTTAAACAAAAATAAATATGGGATTTTTAGACAAACTGAGGAGAGAAGCTAAGAAGAAAAATCCTGGAACGCTTGTAATATTTAGTTATCCTAAAGTAGGTAAAACAGAAGCCTACACACAATTACCAGAGCCTTACATGATAGTAGATTTTGATGAAAGTAGTGAATTTTATTCAGGAAATTTCTACGATGTAAAGACTTTGGATGATTTAAATAAATTAATCAAAATATTAAAAGAAGAAAACATTCATTTTAAGGTAATTGTATTAGACACAATTACTTCTATGTATGACAAAATTGTAAACGAATTAGCTGTAATACTTTATAATAAAGACAAAGGTTATGATAAACCTTTAAATTGGGATATAACAACTCTGGAATACGGATTAGGTTATACCTATAAGAGAAATGCCTTCAAGAAAATAATTGAAATGTTTAAAGAATTTGCAGATACTGTAATACTATCTGGACATGTTGCTGATAAAAGTTTAACTAATGCTACAGGCCAAGCAGATATTAAAGAAATTGATATTGAAGGTAAACTAAAAAATATTTTAGCTCTAAAAGTTGATGCTATAGGCTTACTTTATAGAGCAGATGAGAACACCAATATTCTCAGCTTTAAAAATGGTGGGGGGATCATAGCAGGTTCCAGAGCCAAACATCTTAGAGGTAAAGAAATTGTATTAAGTGAATTAGACGAAGATGGAAACTTAAAAACTTATTGGGATAAAATATTCATTTAAAAACAAATAAATTATGGCAGATTTAGAAAAAGACTTATTAGGATTTACAGATGACAATGATGAAGCATTAAAATCGAAAAGTGGTGGAAAATTTGGATTAAATCAAAATGTAAAAGTAGAAAACTTTGATGTAATAACCTCAGATGATGGTACTGAATTTATTGAATTAGATTTAAAAATTGGTGATAAAGTGTACAGCAGACGTTATTATAACTTAGGAGATAAGTTAAAATATAAAGGAAGAGAATATCCAGCAGGAACAGAAGAATATATGATTGTAGCTAAAAGAAGAGCAAAAGACTTCACTGGAACAATGACACATATATTTAAAGCTTTAGGTGTCCCTGTTGAAAATATAAAAGAAGCAGTAAAAGATGGTGCCCGAAATTTTGTAGAATATTTTAAGAAATTAAAAACCGTTTTACCTGAAAACTATAAAGATATACCTGTTGATGTATTCCTACAATGGCAATATAGAATTAAAGAAGGACAGGATACCACTTTCTTAGAATTACCTTATGGTATGGCAGATGGTTATTGGATTTCTAGACACGTAGAGCCAGTAGGTGAATGGAAAGAAGAAATCACTTCCGAGTATATCAGATATATTGATGATGCTGGAAATGAGCACCCATTGAAAAAAGACAAATCTTTTGTTAATAGCCCTAAAGCTAAAAGACAAGAAAGAAAACAAGTTTCATTAGGAGAGTCTCCTGCTGAAGATTTATGGGGTTAGTAGAAATTGATCTTACTGATTACTATTTTGAAAAAGTAAATCAAGAAGATATATTCAAAATAGTTTTCGGAAATATTGATTTTAACTCATATGTAACAAATCCTTTAAGAGAAGACAAGACTCCTGGTGCATGGTTTGAATGGAAAAATAATATATTATATTTTAGAGATTTTGCATATGGTAGTAAACCATTAAATGCTATAGAGTTTCTTAAAGAATATTACAAAGCATCAACAAAAGAAGTTTATGAAATTATAGATCAGGTTCTTATAGATAAAACTAGAAAGCCTGAAGAAATAAAAATTAAAACTGGAAAAAGAAAAAAGCATAACTCTGGAGGAAAAGCTGAAATTTACTTTTTGCCTGATGAGTTTAGACAAAAAGATAAAAAGTATTGGGAGCAATATAAAATAAATAAAAGCTTTTTAGAACAAGAAAATGTGTTTCCTACAAACAACATAATAACGGTAAGGGAAAACAAATATAAGGAAATACATTCTTATAGTAGGTGTTATGCTTATTCTTTTTTCAACTGTGTAAAAATATATTGTCCTTACAATAATTATATGAAGTTCATTACTAACTGTAGTAATAATGTTGTTGGGTGTAAAGACAATATAGATTATTCTAAGAAACATATAGTAATAACAAAATCTCTAAAAGATTGTGGAGTTTTAAAGAATTTGGGTTTAAATGCTGTTTGGTTCCAAAATGAAGGAATGATACCTAAAGATTTAGACTTTCTAAAGAATTTTGATAATATATTAATTTTCTATGATAACGATGAACCAGGAGTTAAGGCTTCTGAACGAGTTAGAAGCTATTTAAGCAACTTTCTAGGAAAAAAGGTATACAGATATCACTTACCTAAAAAACTCTTCTTAGAAAGTAAAATTAAGGACCCTTCTGACTTTGTAAAGGTATATGGATATAAAAAATTAAGGAAGATTCTAAATGTTAGATAAAGTTCATTCAAGTTACTACCCAATAATGAAGAATCTTCATAAGGATAGGTTATTTGACCTAATATACAATAATGATGTTTCACCTACACCAGACAAAATATTTAATGTATTTTCTATGCCATTAGGTGAAATCAAAGTTGTATTATTAGGTCAAGACCCTTATCCTACCAGAAATATGGCTACAGGTTATGCATTTGAGCCTGGAATAGATAAAATTCCAGCTTCCTTAAGAATAATGCAACAAGAATTAGGACAAGATATTAACTTCCCTAAATTAAGAGAACAAGGTTTCTTTTTATTAAATACTGCGTTAACTACAGAAGTAGGAAATGCTGGTAGTCATATTGATAAATGGAGAAAATTTTCAGAGAATTTAATAAAATTCATAAGTGCTAATACAGAAGTGATATGGATTTTGTTAGGGAAACATGCTCAAAGTTATATTCCATTCATAAAAAATGTTGTTCATGTTGACGAATATCACAAGATAGAAGATTTACCCATATACACTAATAATATTATATTAACAGCACCTCATCCTGCTGCAGAAGTATATAGTGGGGGTAAATCTGGATTTATTGGAAGTGAAATATTTAAGAAGACAGATGAAATTTATAAATTAAAGTATGGGAAAAATATAGAATGGAATTAGTATGAGTAAATCAAGAAGAAAAGGCCATAATGCTGAGAGAAAGTATGCTGATGAATTCCGAAAATTAGGTTTTGAAGAATGTAAGACATCTAGATTTGAAAGTAAATCTTTAGATGATGCAAAAGTAGATTTAGCAAACATACCATTTAATATACAAATAAAAGCTGGATACAAAAGAGGGATAAACTATAAAGAGTTATTAAAAAGTATAAAAGAATCTTTAGAGAAATCTCATAAAGATAGACTAGAATTACCTACTTTAATATTACATGAAAAAGATGTAGGTAAAGGTAAAAAAAGAACAGAATTTGACACATTAGTAATATTAACATTTGAAGATTTTAAGAAATTATTAAATAAGTAATTATGACACAGAAAGAAAAAGAACTTATAGCACAGTTATTAGTACAAGGAATTAAAAAAGAAATGGATACAGAGCTTGAAGAGTTAAAGAAGAAATCTGTACAAGAAATCACTGAGAAATTAATGCAAGATTTAAAACAAGAAGTAAAAATACCGAAAATTACAGTGATACAGGATACACCTAAAGTAATACATAAAGATTTCAAAAAGCTTACTGTATTATTACAATTAAAAATTCCTCTTTTATTAGTAGGAGAACCTGGGACTGGTAAAACTATATCTGTTAAAATGGCAGCTGAGAAATTAAAGTTACCATTTCATAGCATATCAGTAGGTTATCAGACTACTAAATCAGATATATTAGGATTTATTGATGCAAATGGAAGGTACAATTCCTCTGGATTCAGAAAAGCATTTGAAGAAGGTGGAATATTTTTAATGGATGAGATTGATGCTGGTAATCCTAATGTATTAATTCAAATAAATTCGGCTATTAGTAATGGATTTTTAGAATTTCCAGATAAAATGGTACAAGCACATGAAAACTTTGTATTTGTTGGAACTGCTAATACTTATGGTACAGGTGGAGATATCAGATTTGTAGGTAGAAATCAACTAGATGCTGCTACTCTAGACAGATTCATAGTAATGGATTGGAAAAGAGATCCTGAGTTAGAAAAAATACTTACCAATAATGAAGAATGGTTGAATATAGTGAATAAGGCTAGAAAGGTGGTAAATAAGAAAAGATTAGATGTATTTGTAACACAGAGAGTAGCATTAAACGGAGCCAAAATGTTAAAAGCAGGAATTCCAATGGAGAAAGTTATGGAAATGACTTTGTTTAAAGGTTTAAGTAAAGACGTAGTGGATGTAATCAAAAAAGAACTAACATAATGGAAAAATTAGACTATGGGCAACTAGTAGAACCTTTAAAGTATGTCCAAGTAGTTCCAGACTATCTAAGAGATGTTTTAACTGATAAGGACAAGAGTAAATTACTAGACAAAAAAAGAATAGTAATTGAAGTTCCAAGTAGATTAGCCGCAGCTACATTTATGAAAGAGAGGAAAGATGATTTCTATGATAGTGACTGCAGCAGATCATCTAGAGAAAAAGGTAATTGGTCTGGAACCAAAACTTATGAAGAGTATCAGGAAATCTTAGAAGGAAAAATACCAGAGAAAGACTTTAAAAAGTTTACCGAAAAAATCACTGAAAGATTACACACAAAAGAAACTAACATATATAGAGATTATATTTATGATACAGAAGGTTATTTCTTTGATGTAGCTAAAGTAGTTGAGGGTGAACCTGAAGCTTATTTAAGACCTCAAAATAAGATAGAAGAGCAATATGCTACTGTATTAATAAATATTACAGTAAATGGCGGAGTTTCCAGTGAAAAATTAGCAGAAAGAGCTTCTTATGTATTAGAAGCTATAAAAATTCTAGAAAGTAACTTAATTAAAACTAAGATTGTTCTAATAGAATCCGCTTCTAATTTAGAGCCAGCTACTAAAGATGGCACTACTAAATTAACACATCTTGCAATATTAAAAGAATATAATCAACCTTTTGATTGGATAAAATTATATGCTATGATACACGCTTCTTTTTTAAGAAGATTTATATTTAAAGTGCAAGAAGTTATTGGACATACACATTTTGGATATGGAAGAGTTGAAGAATTATTTGAAAGTGAGATTAGACTTGAGAATGAAAACTTAACCGTAAAGAAAATAATTAAACACATAGTTAAACATAACAAAAAACTAAAGTATGATACTATTAAGACAAGCAATTGACGAGAAACTAAAGGAAGAAAAACTAGATTTCTTACATCTAGAAAGAAGTAGTAGCAGTCATCCTTATTTAGCAGGTGACTGTGGAGAACCTATTGTAACTTTTTACAGTATTTCTATTCCTAAGAAATTAACTAAAAGTGAGAGAGCTTATGTAGCTGAGTTAATTACTAACTATATCAGTAAACAAAAGGAAGAAATACTAGAAGCAATAAAACTAAAGAAAAAGTTAGAAGAGAAATTTGAGAAAGATGAAAATCTAACTTATGATACTACTTGGAATAATTCTAAAATGTTTGTAACTTATTTTAAAGATGATGCATTTATAAAGGTTGTATATGATACAAGTAAAAAAGAACATTATACAAATATTGAAGGAGTAAATCTAAAGAAATTAAATAACTATCTAGATAAAATAGATTGGATGAAAACAGAATTAAAACGTTATGTTAAATTCTTAGAAGAAAAAAAGAAAACTAAAAAAAGACTTCAAGAATTACAATCTTGTAACTTATGATAACATATTCATCATTAGATGAAATAGAAAAATATTACAATTCAGAGAGGATAAATCAGTCTCTTCTAAAAGGAATATTATATAAAGGAGCATTAGCACTTAATCCAGATACTAATAAGCAATCAAAAGCTTTAAAACTTGGTAGTGCTATTGATACTATATTAACTTCAAACATTCCATTTGAAGAACAATTCATTATAGGAGAGAATATTGATTTATCCCCTTCTGAATTAAAAATATTTAAGAACTTATCAGAAAGAGAGATAAAACCCGAAGATATAACAAAAGAAAATGTAATAGAAACTTTAAACCTAGTAAACTTTCAATCAAACTGGAAAGATGATACTAGATACAATAAAGTTAAAAATACTATTACAAATAAATATCCTCTATATTTTAAATACAAGGATAAGAATGTTATATCTGAAGAAGAGTATGAACATATCATAAATATATTAGCTGAAGCTGAAAAAGTGCCTATATTTTACAATATCTTTAATCCAGAAGACAGTAGACTTATAGAGCACCATTTTCAGCTTCCTATATATTTTAGATATGAAGACATTGATATGAAAGCTTTACTTGATAAAGTAGAGTTTCATATGAACAACAAAGGAGAAATAGAAAAAGTAATTATCTACGACTTAAAAACAATGGAAGGTAATGTTGAGAACTTTTACAAAAATGTAAAAAGATTTAGATATGACTTCCAAATGGCTTTTTATAAGATAGCAGTAGAACAATTATTAAAAGATAAAAAGAAAGCTAGATTCATAACATATGAATATTACTTTCCTGTTATTTCTAGCACTATACCAGGTAATTTAGTAGTATATAAAGTTGATGACATTACTATAAACACTGCTATCAAAGGTTATGAGCCAGTATTAAATAGTGTCTATTATAATAAAAAAAGAATAAAAGGAATTGAAGAAGCTATTTCTCTGTATAAATATTATAAAAGTAATCCAGAATTAAAAGTTAGTAAAATTATAAAAGAAAACAATTATAAGATAGATTTAATCTTATATGAAGACTAAGAGCAATGAAATGAGCAAGAACTATACAAAAAAGTTCTTGTCACCAATTTTGACATATGATGATGAAATTGCTCAGATATACAGAAGAATATTTAAGACAGGAATGTTTATAAATCCTGATGAGCCCTACACACTTATATTGAGTGTAAATAGTAATATGTTTGCAGATAATGTTGAGAAGTTTGAAGAATTATTAAAAGAAAAAGGATTATTTATAAGTAAGAATAGTGGTAAATATTATGATGGTGAGGTAATATTTAATATTAAAATCCCAGACAGATTTAAACATGCTTATGATATGTTCTTGAAAGGAAGATATAGTAGTATGTATACAGAAGAGGAGCTACAGAAGATATTCCCAACACAAAGTAAAACGGAAATATTTTTAATATTAAATAAAAATGAAATGGCAATTACGCATTTTATTGATATAATTGCTCAAGAATTTGGTACCGAACTTACTTATGAAGAAGCTAAAAACTTTGATGAGTATGATATTCCACCGAAATTAGAAGAAGAGACTTATGGTGATAGAAAATTTGATAAAACATTTATAAATGCTTCTGAATGAAGTTAATATAATAGGAATATCGGGAAAAGATGGAGTAGGAAAAGATACTGTAGCAAGAATGATTCAGAAATTAACATCTGAATTGAGAGAAGAACCTTTTTCTTTTGTAAAACATGTAGATTTTAGCAAATTATCCGAATGGAAAATTAAGCACTTTGGAACAAAAGTTAAATTATGTGCAGCTGACTTACTAGGAATTGATAAGAAATATGTATTTACTAGAGAATTTAAGGATAAAATTATAATTAACAACTTAACTGGTAGAGACATATTAATAAAGTTAGCTCATGATTTTGCAAGAGAACAAATATCACAAGATATATGGATCAAAAGCCTATTTAGGGATATTGACCTATTTGATAAAATTATAATACCAGACGTGAGATATGATAATGAAGTAGAGTATATAAGAAGCAAAGGAGGTATTGTAATTAAAGTGATAAATAAAAATGTAAAAGGAAATAAGTCTGCCTTTACAGATTTATATGATGAGAAATTAGATAATAGTTTTTCATATGATAACACAGAAAAGAGACTAAAACAAATACTAATAAAACATAAAATATTAAAATAAATTTTTAATATTAAATTTATAGTATTTATTGAAGAAAAGAAAATATTTATCTTTAAATTTGGATTAGCTTTAATTAGTTATTATCTTTGTTTAAAGAGTAGTTAAAAATACATTTTAACATATGAAATGGAAACCATTAAGTAAGCAAATCTTAATAAGAAAAGAGAAATTTGAAGATACAGAATTCTCAGAAGTTAAAACAGGAATAGTTGTAGAAGTAGGAGAAGACTGTAAAAGAAAAGATTTAATTGGAAAGAAAGTAATACTAAACAATTACGGAGTATTTGAATTAACAGTGTCTGAAAAAGATTCAATTCAGGAATATTACGTTATAAATATAGAAAGTGTAGCCTTAATTAAGGAGTCTGGCAAATAAGTTGGGCTCCTTTTTAATTATATAATATATGGTAACAAAGGAAATTTTATTTAAAGAAGACATGCACAAGAGACTGCTATCTGGTGTAAATAAGTTAGCAGATGTAGTAAAGACAACTCTTGGTCCAAGAGGTAAAAATGTGTTAATGCAAACAGGATTTCAAGAAATTATTGCAACTAAGGATGGAGTAACTGTAGCAAGAGAAATTAGATTAGAAGATCCTGTTGAAAATATGGGAGCTAGTTTAGTTAGATCTGCTTCTGTCAAGGTAAATGATTTGGCAGGAGATGCAACTACTTCAACAGTAGTATTAGCACAAAGTATGTACAGGGAAGGATTAGGAGAAGGTGGAAATGTGTATGAAAAGCAAAGATTAATGCAGATAACAGCAGATGCTGTAATAGAGGAAATAGAAAAGAATCACGTAAAGAAAGAAATTACAGAGGAAGATATCTATAACATTGCCTATATCTCTTCTAATAGAGACAAGGAAATAGCTACAGTATTTAAAGATCTGTATGCTAAACTAGGAAAAAATATGACTATATTAGTAGAGAAAGGATTTAACAAAACAGAAGTTAGATATTCTAAGGGAATGAAGATTGACAATGGATTTTTAAGTCCTTACTCTATTACAGATTTCAACAGACTAAAGACCACATTTGATAAACCATTGATTTATCTGTTTGATGGCAAGATTAGAACTTCCAAAATGTTAGCTGCACCTATGATGTTTGCAAAGAGAGAAGGAAGACCCTTACTAATTATTGCTGAAAATATAGAACCAGAACCTTTAAGAGTATTAGTGGAAAATTATCAACAAGGAGTACTAAGAAGTGCTATTGTTAAGTCCCCTGGATACTCACAAAGAAAGATTGAACTATTAGATGATATATCCACATTAACTGGAGCCAAAATTTACAGGGAGAACTCTGATATGAAGTATTTTAAACCTGAACATTTTGGTGAGGTTGATACTGCAGAAATAACATTAGATGACACTATTTTAGTAAAGAAAGATGTTGACAAAAAGAAAATTGAAGAAAAGATAAAACAAATCAAAGAAAGAATAGAAAAAGGGACGGAAAATGATTATGAAACCAGAAAATTATATGAGAGAATTTCTAATCTGGATGGTGGAATTGTTGTTATTCATGTAGGAGCTAAGACAGAAACAGAAATGCTAGAAAAGAGAGATAGATTTGAAGATGCAAAATCATCAATTTTAGCCGCTATAAAGGAAGGAATTGTTGATGGTGGAGGAGTAGCATATCTAAAAGCATTTAAAGCTCTTACAGACCAAGAAACAGAGTATTCTGATATAGTTTTAGATAGTTTACTGTCTATTACTAGACAGTTACTCACAAATGCTGAATTTGATGAAAAGTATATAGAAAATGTAATATCTGGAATTATTAATGGAGATATTAATGCTTATAATATATTTACAGGTGATATCTTCAAAAATACAAGCATGATAGAATTAAAAGTAGTTGATCCGTTTACTGCAGTTAAAGAAGCATTAAAAAGTGCAACATCTGTAGTTGGAACATTATTAACTACTGATACATTAGTCTTAAATGAAGATGATGGAAGTGGAAAGATCAGTTTTAATTAAAAATTTTAAATGTATGGAATTAAAAGCCAAAGAAATTATTCAAGTATATAGAGGAGCAAAGGCTCTAGAAGAAGAGAAAACAAACAAAGTAAATAAAGGATTTCAAGATAGAGGTTTTATTATGTTAAGACCAGGAGAGAGATTAAAATTTTCTACGGGTTATATTAATGATACTGATGATCAAGTAGTTATTTATCCTTCACCAAATATAGTAGAAGAAAAAGGCTTATTATTATCTTCTGCTTTAACAGTTAGACAACCAGGTGAAGAATTTAATCTTGTATTATTCAATCCTACCAAATATTTAATTGAAATAGAAAAAGACGAAGTAATTGCATTAATCTAAAATTACAAAAATGAAAAAAGATGTAAGTAGAAGTATAAAAAAAGTAATTATATATCCTTACATTATAGAAGTAAATAAGGCTCTTTGCGGATTGAAAAAAGTTACTTTAACTGATATACTTTATTCTAAAGTAAAAAAGGAAGAAGTAATATTCGCAAGGAGCTTTATAGCTTCTGTATTAAGAGATAAGGAATACACTTTAACAAAGATTGCAGAAATATTAGGTTTTAAGTCTCATGCAACTGTTATAAATTTACTTAGAAATTGGGACTACATATATGTTAGCCAATCCAGTAAATTCTTTCAAGCTAGGCACAAATTAGATAACCATACTAAAAACTACCATCAAAAAACTAATGTTGAAAATATTTCATTTTCTAAAGAAACTATATTACAAATAAGAGGTAATGCAGATTATTATATGGTATCTAAAGATAGAAAAACTTTTATATATAAGTTAGAAGATGTAGCTAAGCTTAATATTAAAAACAAAGAAGATAAAAAATTAATAGAAAAATTGAAACATTTATACGTAGATTATATTACTATTTAATATTTTTTCGTATATTTGTAAAAATATTATAAAATGGCTTATAAAGTTATATTTACAAGAGTGTATGAAATACCAGAAGAAGATATACTAGGAAGTTTAATGGATCATCCTTATGCTAATCCTAGTGAAGAAGAAATAAAAGAGGAAGCTATTAATATTGCTACTTCCTTTTTATATGAAGAGATGCCAGAGTTCTTAGAGAATCCTGAAGATTTCTGTTCAGCTAAGGTAGAAACTATAAAAAAATAAAACTATGAAAGCACCTAAAGATAAGAAAATTCAAGTTAATTTAGAGTTTAGTCTATTTAGATTAATAGAGAGAGTACTATTTTTAGGTGCTTTATTTCTATTATGGCAAGGGTATAACTCTAAAAAAAGTCAAGTAAATGAACTAAAATACTTGACAGAAGTTCAAGCAGATACTATTAAATCTTATAGAAATGAGAATAATGAAATGGTAAGTAGGATAAAAGCTTTTGAAACTGCAAGAGTATCAGATTTTACTGCATTTCAATCTATGGACAGTACTATAACTGAACTACAGAAAACAGTTAAGAGTTATAGAAAATATTTAAAGAAACAAGGTAGTGTAACTAATTTACAAACTGAAACTACTATTGATACTGTATTCATAACTCAAACTGAATATGAAAATAACTTTCCTGTATATAAGTCTAAATTTAATTTAGATAATTGGGTTTATGGCAGTATTACTGCTAAAAAAGATAACACAAGTTTATCTCTAAAATTTAAAAATAAATACGATATTATTATAGGAAGAGAAAAAGCAGGTTTATTTAAAACTAGACCTTTTGTAGAAGTTATTAATCATAATCCTTATTCAGAAAATAAAAAATTAAGAACATATCAAGTTAGTCTGCCTAAACAAAAATGGAATTTAGGTTTACAAGCAGGATATGGTATAACTACTAAAGGATTAGGCGGTTATGCTGGATTAGGAATCAATTATAAAGTATTTTAAATGAAATATGGAATATTATAGTAATTATTTAAAAGGAATAAATTGGAAAAAATTTAACCAAGAAAAAGTAAAAGATGAAAAGAAAAGATTAAATATGTTAAGAAATGGTTGTAATCATAGTTGGTCAAAAACAGATGGGTTTGATGCTGAATATGTTTGTAAAAAATGTGGAGCTTTAAAATAAACAATTATGAAACAAAAAGAATATGTAATACCTGAATTAGAAGATTTCCGAATAGGTTTTGAATATGAAAAATTTGAAACTGTTCTAAAAGATGAATATAAAAACAAAGATGGACGCATTATTATACCTGGATTTAAAATTTATTCAGATAAGTATTTTGAAGAATTACATAGTAACGATAAATATTGGAAACATCGGAAATGGGTTAAAAAGAAAATAAATAATCTTTATGATATACCTTATAGTAAAACTTATAAAAAAGAAGGATATGCTCCATTAGGAATAGAAAATATTTATAGAGTGTCTAAAGAGAGTTTACTAAAACAAGCTGAAGAGTATTTAGAAAACGTAAAAGAAAGAATAAAATAAAGAATCATGAAAGAACAAATTGTATCATTTGAAACGGCTAAATTATTAAAAGAAATTAGATTTAATTGGAAAACATTAAATTGGTATGACAATAAAGAAGAATTACACATAAATCCTATCAAAAATCACAATAAAGAAAAATTTAGTATATCAGCACCAACTCAATGTTTAGCTCAAAAATGGTTAAGAGAAGAGTATAAGGTTTTTATATTACCAGACTATAATTATTATAGCGATACCTACACTTTTTATCTACATAGTGCAAATAAGAATTATGCACCTGATGAATATTCTGAATACCAAGAAAACTTTGATACCTATGAGGATGCCCTTGAAAAGGGTCTACAAGAAGCAATAAGCATGATCATTAAACAAAGTAAATAATAAAATTATGGTAGAAAAAAGAATTATAATACTTTTATTATTTATCTATATTATATTTAATATAAAACATATAATAAGATATATTAAATTAAGAAGAAATTCTTATAACTACAAAAACAGTTATTTAGAATATTTAGACGATGAACTTAGGGGTGCCCCTGGGCTAAAAGAAATTGAGATATTGATATTACTTGCATCTTACTGTCTTATTAGTATATTTATAATTGTAAGTCTATTTGTATTATTTGCAAACTGGGATGGTTTTTGGAAAATATTTAATTTATAATAATGGCAAGAACATTTAAAAATTTTAGTAAAGAACTAGGGCACAAATGCCCTATATGTGGAACAGATGAAGATAAAGAAACAATATTAGTTCCTATATTTAGTACAATAAATGGAAGTGTAGCAGAAGCTACCCAAGTACATTTAGATTGTATATTAGATAATTTATTTTGTTATGACAATATAGAAGGGCAAGATAAATCTGTTATTGCAACAGTAGCTAACTTTAAATGTAAACAAAATGAAGATAACGAAAGCTGAACAAGAACTTTATTTCTCTATGACAGATCCTCATGCTGATTGGTTTTCTGCCCAATTAATTAGATTAATTATGAAAGCAGATTACATAAACAAAGAGAAATTAAGGAAAAGTTTTCCAGAATTAGTTGAAGTAGTTGAAAGATATAGCACAGAACCAGGATACTGGGAAGATTTAGTATTAAGAATGAATGGGAGCTAGAACTTATTTCACAGCATCTGTAAGAAATGTGTTTAAAAACAAACTAGAATTAGAAGATGCAATAGAAGAAAAGAAAGAAGAACTAGCAAAAGCTAGAGAGAACTTATTCTATTTAGTTGGAAATACAGAAATATTAAAACAACTAAATGAGTATAAGGATGAAGCTGCAGATACTTCTTATTGGTCATACAATCATGTTAAAGAACTAATTGATGAAATACAAGAAGTATCTTCTGAAATTACGTTATTAGAACAACTATATTATAATTGGGAAACAAAAGAAGATGATATATGATAATAAATGAAATTAAGCTGGCAAGTCACCTAGCAATAAGAGATTTAAAAAGTTTAGTATTTAGTAAATTACTTACTGAAAACTACTTTGTCAATGATAAAGATGTAGAGGATGAGATATATGTTATAGATGACAATGATAAAGAAGTACTAGCAGATGAATATCAAGAGCTATATGACGAATTTTATACTGAATATTTAAATATTATTAGTAAATTTAAAGAAGACAAGATATGATACTATATTCTGTTGCATTATACCCAGAGATATCAGCTAAGATGAAAGATGCAATAAAAGAATTAGTAGAACCTTCAATGGAAACAACAACTGGAGATTACACAGCTATGTATCCTATAGATGATATATTGAGAATTATTAATTTCGAGGATCATCCTAAGGATAAAGCTTATTTAGAAGAGTTATTAAAAAACAATGTAGATTATATTGAAGTATGATTATTAAACTAATTATCTCACTAGTCATTGCAATACCAATTGCATACTTATTTAATAAATATGTAATGAATGATAAATGTTATGATGGTGTATATGATGTAAATGGTAAAAAGATTTATTACAAAAGATACAAAAGTATTATGCAATTTGTATCTAAAACGGAATTATTCAGAAAACCAGATTGCAGTGATGATGTGAAAATAACAGTTATGGGAGATATTAAAGCTATCCCTAAAGACGTAATGTTAGAATTTTTGGAAGAAATGTTAAAAGATTTAGAAAATGAGGAACAAAAAAAGAATTAAGAATTTTGAAAATAATAAAGAACTAGTAGACAAAATAATAGAGAATTACACTTCTTTACCTTTAGACTATTTTGATGTAAATAGAGATGAATTTTTTAATTACTGGAAAGAGAATTATGATCAAAGATTAGGTCAAGCAGTAATTAATTTCTTTGGATTGCCTAGAGATAGTTATAAACCTGAATTTTGGTTTAATGAATGTAAAGAATATGAAAATTTACACTGATGGTGGTTATTCACAAAAAGAAAAGCAAGGAAAAGCAGCCTTAATTATCGTAGATGAGGAAGATGTTATTATCTACAAAAAGTCATATCTATTAAAAAATGCAACAAATAATATAGCAGAGATGGCTGCTTTTCTTAAAGCTTTGCAGATTGCCAAATATTACACTAGTAAATATAACAAAGAAATAACTATCTATTCAGATTCTCAATATGTAGTAAAAGGTTACAAAGAATGGTGTAATAGTTGGAGAAAAAATGGTTGGATTAATTCTAAAGGTGAAGAAGTAAAAAACAAGGCTCTATGGCTTAAAATAGACGCTATAAGAGATGATTTGATTAAAGTTGAATGGGTGAAAGGACACAATGAAAAAAGTGGCTCTAAACACGCTTATTTTAACTCTATCGTAGATAAATTAACTAGGTAATATGATGATATACGAAGATTTACAACAATTAGTTGTTGAATGGGGAAAGGAAAAAGGAATTATAGGTAGTGCTACACCATTACAACAATGGCAAAAGATTAAAGAGGAAGTAGAAGAACTAGGATTTGCTTTATTTGCAAAACAGCAAGGACTAATATTCTATAATGATGTGAAGATGAGAAATAAAGGCACTGATAATGAAATAAAAGACGCTATAGGAGATGTTTTAGTAACAGTAATACTCACAGCTAAGTTAGCTGGAGTTAATCCTGTAGAAGCTTTAGAATCAGCTTATAACACTATAAAAGAAAGGAAAGGAAAGATGATTAATGGTAAATTCGTAAAAGATGGAGATTACTAATACTAAAGTTGCATTTATAGATGAGAGTATAATAGCATCTGGATTTCCTATGACAGTAGGTGATCCTAATAGAGTATTAGTTACTGATAAAGACATGAAAAGGGCTAAGAAATTAGCTAAAGTAAAAACAGGAACTGGCCATGATACTTATTTAAAAGGTATTATAGTGCAATTTAATTTAAAATATCCAGAATACCTTTCACCACAATTACAGAGATATAATTGGGTAGATATAGTAAGTAGTCAAAGTAAAATGCATAGAATATTAAGTAAAGGTTTAACTCAAGAGGATTTTGCAAAACCTATAAACAAACAACATTTAGATTTTCTAAATGGAAAAATAAAAGAAAAGAATTTTGAAGAGGTAATTAATAACTTACCATTAGGTTATATGAAGTGGATGAGAGTATCAACTAATTATCTACAATTAAAGACTATTTACTATCAAAGGAAGAATCATAAATTACAAGAATGGAAAGATTTCTGTAATTGGATAGAGAAATTACCTTTATTTAAAGAACTTGTATTATGAGTAAAATTTTAACTGATTCTCAAGCTTTCTTTACAGTAAAAGTAATGAAAGATTATGGAGAAGCTTTTGCTAAACAACTAGCAAAAGCTTATGAAGTTGGAGACTTTTATCAAAGAGAAAGATTATTAAAAGCATTTGCGCCATTATTTACTGTATATTATGATAAGGTACCACTTTATTATAAAACAGTAAAATATGAGGAATTGTGCAGTGTTATGAAAGAAAAATATAAGAACTTAAAGGATTGGAAGTTTATTAACTCTATTCCTTTTGAAAAATGTTAATAGTAATATTAGACAGCGATGAGATACCCTTTTTGGAAATTGATGATAATTATATGGTAGCATATGTTCCTGTAAAATGTGCACATAAAGAAGATTGGAAACAAGTATTTGTTGATCCATTCTCTATAAAGAAAGGAAGATACTTAACGGTATCATGGAACTATACACAGAATAAAGAAATAGGATTAAAACCTGTTTATGTAAAATTAAAATACAAAGTAAAAGAAGTATATGGGACAATATTATACACCGATACTGAGGAAGAGGAATACACAGATAACTGAAAATAAATTTAAATGGTTTGATGGTTTGATGCTCACTTCTATGATAATGGGTTGAAATTAATGGAAAGTGCATGGATAGGAAATAGTTATATAAATCATATACTAAATTTTATAATATTAAATCCTGTCCATGTAACATGGGCTGGTGATTATGCTGATGAATATATACCAGAAGGTGATAATGACTTAATAAATGAATATGAGTATGTAAGAAAACACGAAAAGAATGAAATAAAAAAGAAACCTATGTTAAGTAAGTTACCAGTTGGATTTACTTATATAATAAATCATACAAAAAAGAAATGGTTAGATTTAAATGACTATTTAGTTGATGACTACGGTGATCCTGAAACATGGATAGTTCATCCACTACCACTATTAACTGCAGATGGAAATGGAAGAGGTGGAGGGGACTATCATGGTATTAATGAAGAGGATGTTGGATCATGGAAAGGAGATTTAATTGAATTAGCCAGTACTATGCCAGAAGATTATGAGTATTTTTATATAAAATTTAGTGAGGAATAAAATTAGAGGAGCTATTTGTTTAGCTCCTCTTTTATTTTGTCAAAGTATTGTTTCAGTCTTTTTTTCTTTCTAGACATTTCCTTACGTCTACTTTCATTTTTTATATCTTTAAGTTTTATTCTATCTAACTCTTTTTTCTTAAAATAATTTTCTATAAATTTCTCTTTTCCACCACCATATTGTTCAATAACTTTTATTAATTTATCCTTACTTATTCTTTCATAAACATCTTTATACTTTTCATTTCTTTCTTTGTAATAATAGCTTTTAATAAATGACTGTATATCTTGTTTTATAGCTGCATCTATTTCTTCATCAAAATAACCTTTACTTATGTATTTTTTCTTTAATTCAGGTTCAAAATATTCTTTTAATCTTTCTTTTTGATATACTCGCCATTTTCTTACAGCACTATTGTATAAAGTTTCTTTTGGCTTATATCTGTCATATATAAAAGCTTTATCAATAGGTGTAAGTCTATTACCATATACATGATCAGCTTTAAAAATATGCCCCACTATACCTTTTTCTTTTGCCTTAAAGAAAGTATTTGGAATTGGAACAAAAGGATTATCTTTAATTGCATCACCTATAGAAGATTCTGCATCATTCCATTTACCTTGCATTGCTGCTGTTGCAGCTTCTGACATTTCTTTAATAGATTTACTTATATTTTTCACAATATAAATAATAGAAGCATTATTAGTTAAGTCATTAAAAGCATTTATAGCATTATCATATTTGGCAAAATCATCCTGTAAAGCATTTCTTAGATTTAATAAATTATTAACATATTGGTCTATTGACTTTATATTAGCTTTTTTCTTTGCCTCACAGTCCTTTTCTTTTAGTCCTAATTTAACACAATCTACATCATTTAACGTCATATACAAAGCTTTTAAAGCTAATGCAGCAATAGTTAGATTAATATAAGAAACCATTCTCATAGCAAGGTTTTGAGATGCCTCACTTAATAATTTTCTTTCATCTTCTGTAATCTTTAGTTCTTCTATATCTTTTGCTACACTTTTCTGAATACTCTTTTTAAATAAACTAAAGTGCTGAGCACTAAGTATTTCTACAGGAGTACTGAGAGCTCTTTTTACAGTCTCAAGAAAGAAAGAATAAGCTAATTTTAACTCTTTGTGAGACAATTCCCATTCACTATTCATAGCTGCTTTATAGGCAAAGAAAGCTTTAGGTAAATGGTTAGTAAGGAATTTTACTATCCCAACACCTATTCCAATAGGAGGTCCTGCAACTGCTGAATAAAGTGATACTTTGGATATATCAGACAACATCTTTCCAAAAGTAGGAGTTAATATATACATAGATAATATAGGAGCATGTTCAAATAACGCTAACTTTCTTCCTTTCATATCAAATTTCCCAAATCTAATATCAACTCTGTCACTTCCATACTCAGCATCAAAGTTTTCCATAAAATATCTTCTGTAGAACATTATAGACTTACCTGTGAGAGAATCTTGCATAGGAACTCTATCAAAGTTTCTATAGTTACCCTGAGTTTTATCTACAGCTGCTGTAGCTTTAATATAAAAAGCTACAAAATCTTGTTTACCTGTTTTAGATTGTCTAAATTTCTCCCACATATCAATATTCTCAGGAGTTCTATATTCATCTTTTAACTTTAATGTACCAGGTTCCCAGATAAAATCCTTACCATCAAATAAGTAACCATAACCTCCACCATACTCTTCTCTTCTTTTAACTTTTATAGTTTGTGCAATAGATAATATAACATTACCCTGGTTATGTAACTCTGGATTATTAATATGTGGATCCAAAGCTAGATCTTTAGCTTTACCAGATAAACTAGTTAAATCTCTTTCAGAAAATCTAGCAGCATCAGCTAATTCATCAGCTCTATTTTGAATCATATCCATAGAGTTAATTAATAGAGAAAAAGTCTTAAATTTCTTTGCCTTTTCTGTATTCTGAACTAATCTACCTAAATATCTAAATATATTATAACCTTGTAAAAACTTAACAGAATTATCAAATTCTTTTTCTCCAAATCCTAATCTACCTGAAGCAGCTACAGATCTACTTTGCACAGTACCATAGAAAGAGTTTTTTAGACCACCTAAAATATTTACTGTTAAAAACTTATAGTTAACTATTTTCATTATTCCTAATAATAGACTAGCAAAGGATATATCCTTACCTGTCATCTCTTTTGCAGCCTTATAAAGAGCTTTAAATTCTTTTTTCATCTCATCGTCAGTAACCTCACCTAATATCTTTCCTGTTTTTATATTTATTCTCTTTATAATACCTGTTCTTCCATTTAATATTATCCTGGTATCTTCATCTAATAAACTATTAAATGAAGCATCTTTACTCTTATCTCTGAAAGTATCTTGTAATTTCTTTATACTTTTTAAGAATTCTTTTTCAAGTCTGTTTCTGGCTTTACCAAATAGTCTGGCAGATAACTTAAATTTATTCTCAGTACCACCTTTTCTCAAAGAATTTAACAGATTACCTTTAACATTCTGCTCTTCATAGTTTTCTAGTTTAGCTCTAAGATTCTTTGTATTCTTAGCAACATCTTTAAATATTTCTAAAGCACTAACTAAACTTCTCCTTACTCTTACATCAGCAGCTGCGAAAGCTCCCTTCTGTATTAATATAAATAAGTTATCATCCAAATACTTCTTTGCTTCATAATCAGTATCAAATAACTCACCAGTACCTAAAGCAGTAAATAATTTTTTAATTTCTTTGCTTTTAGAGTCTGCCTCATATATTCCTGCTGTATTAAATCCTTTTTTAACAGAAGTATCTAGAGCAAACATAGATAAAAATCTTCCTGCTAAATCCTTTATAGTAGTTGTAACACCACCATATAAACCATTTTGTTTAACAGCTTCATTAATTGATACATTAATATCAGTAGGTAAAGTTAGTAAATGTATATTGTGACCTTCAGATAAGAATGTAGGATTAATATAATTAGTTAATAAATTATATGCTGTCATATAAAATTTAGCTACATTCTTGTCACTATTTAAGACTTTTAATAACTTACCATTTAATAGATTAGTATTTGTAGGTAACAATATAGTATATTCATCATCTACATAATCAGGAAAAGTATTTCTATCATGATATTCTTCTAAAAATATAAACGGATTCTTATTATCACCAGTATCACCAAAATTCTCAAGAGCTATTCTAGAATAAACAGTAAAATCTTCTATTTTTGCAATAGCTTGTTTTACATACTCATTAAATATTTCCTCACCATATAATTTTTTTATAGAATCCTCATATTTTTGCATTTCCTCTTCGGAAAAATTGAAATATTTTGCATAGGCAGGAAATCTATCTCTTACAGCTCTTATTTTTCTGAAATCAATTCTGTCAAAATTTCTCTTCTCTAAATTATATAAACTTTTAAAATTTTCTTTAGAAGGATTCTCATAGACAGCTTCTCTTAACTTATTAAGATTCATAATAGCACTATAATAATCTTTACTAAAAATAGAAGCTAATCTACCAGATTTATATTTTCCTTTATCTTTATAATAATATAAATAAGCTGCTATTCTTCTACCGTTATATGTTTTATTTTTAATAGCATTCCAACTATTTAATAAGTTGTCTAATTTCTCTGCAATAACACCTCTCTCAGCAGTAAATTGCTTAGCTCTAAAGCTATTTAATAACTGTCCTAGTATACTACCACCACTAGCAATACCTAATGTCATATACTGCCTATAACTTACTTCTATTTCACCATTATCAATCATTTTAATTATTTTATTTACATCCTCTTCAGTCCATATATTGTTATCTACATTATATTGAATAACAGGATCCTCGTAAACTATCTTTTTAATGTAATTAAATTTAGCTCTGTTAAAGTTTTCCTGAATCTTATAAAACTCTTTTCTGAATCTTTCCATTGCAGTTTTTCCAATAGCTTCTTGAATAGTATCATGTATTAATGCATATTGATGAAGAGTAGGATTATCTGGTAAGTCATTCTCAGACACATCATAATATTTAGTATCATTTACAATATCTTTAACAAATAACATCATTTCCAGTGCATTTAATCTATCAATTAAAGCACTATCTTCTAATATATTATGTGATACACCTACTTTACTAACAAGCATATTTAATTTAGACATTTCCATAGAAAAAGAAACTATTAAATCACTAACTTGATTTGCCTTTAATTTCTTTAAATCTTCTATATAAGCTTCAGTTTCAATAGCTTTTTTAATATCACCTCTTTTTCTATATCTATCCGCATTTCTTTTTACATGGCTAATAAAGTAATCTAATCTAGTATTCCAAACATTTAATGTAATTTGCTCAGCAACACTAGAGCTATTATCAGCATAAGTTTTAAGAAATCGGGTGGCAAATAAACTATCAGAATCAGTAAATTCTATATCTAATAATTGCTGTTTATCATTAGCATCTATAGTATCTTGAACATCTTTTAATAGTTTAGGATCAAATAATACTTTATTATCCTCTATTTCAAATAATTTTAATCCAACATCTTCATTCAAAGAATTTACATATTCTGTTATCTTACTTTTATCTTGCTCTTTAAATTCGATATTATCTGTATTTATTTTTACTCCTTTAAAATTCTTCTCAAAACCTTCTATTAAACATCCTAACATAATTTTTCTAATTTATTATTATCCTTGTGATCTCTTAAAACTAAATAAAAATCTTCCCCTCCCCAAACTCTTATACCATCAATATCTTTATTCTCTTTTAAATAGTCTTTTAATATTTGTTCTTTAGTTCTAATCTCCTCATCTCTACCCTCACCTAAACTTTCTTCTATCTCTCTATAAACTATATTTTTAAATACACCAGTAATAAAATACTCACCATTTCTATTAGGTATAACAGATTTATCAGTAATATCAGCTCTTGTAGCTATATAAGACACATCTCTATCTTTACCTTTATATTGAGATTTTGGAGCAGGAATATCTGCTATTGTTTCATTAGGAAATAAATCTCCTTCTATATCTAAATCTTTTAATTTAAAATTAATCTGAAACTCATTTATCCCAGTTTTAATATTCTCTTTACCAAAATATTCTTCTATAGCTGGCATATTTATATTACCGTAAATTTTTGCAGTAACAGTATAGCTGTCATTTAACTTATTATAGCCAACTCTTAAAAAAGATATATGTGAATTTTTATATAAGTTACCATATAATAAGTCTGTTATTATACTGTTATTAATAGTTTTCTTTACTTTATCTGGTGTATTAGATAATAAAGTATCTATATCTAACTTTGCTTTTCTATCTAAACTTACTTTCTTTA